ATTTGTATGCTTTTTTTTGCTCATCAAAAAAAATTGCTGTAAAATATTTGGTAGTTAGCATTTTTTTATTATTTTTGTTTTGAAAAAGGTTAAAAGTTTACTTATTATTTTGGTTAAAACCATAAAAATGCCCTGTCATTAAAACAATAGGGCAGGGCATTTTTATGGTTATTTTTTGCGTAAATTTTTTTCAATATTGTTTAGTATTGTTAACATTCGTAATCTTATTCTTTCCCTTTTTTGATCCTTAGTTTCTTTTTTAATCTTTCTATTTCCCAAGATGATTTTATTAAAATAAAAAGCATCATCATTTTTATCTTGTTCATTATTTTTCATTTTAATTTTGTTCGTTTATTTCTTCTATTAAAGCCATTCCTTTATAATAATTTTCTTCCATAGATAAATACATTTTACCAAGAGCAAAACCTATTCCAATGCTTTGCTTATCGTTTTCATTGCATAATTTATCAATACATTCTAAATGTTTTTTAAATTCAAAATACAATATTTCAATTGTATGAATTTGTAATCTTGTTAATTTGTAATTTTTTAATTCTTCATTCATAATTTTTCATTTTTATTATATTTGTTAATTGTTTTAAAAATTTGATATGCAAGTTTTGGGACTATTGCGTTTCCGTATGCTTTAATTGATTCTTGCCTCCATTTTGAAAAGGTAATGTTGTCCAGTTCTTTGGAAAGCCCATCATTTCCTCCACAAATAGGGGATTCAGTTGGGAAGTTTTTCCAGTTGGATTTATATCCATTACCATTTGCCTTAAAGGATAATGAAGATTTACTCCTTTCTGTTTTTGCATTATTTGTCGTAACTTGTATTTGTTCTGTTTTTGCGCTCCCTTCCAATCCGAAGCTTGAGGGGTTGGTATCATATTCGCCCATCTGCTGAGTGTTACTGAGTGCATGCTCCCCTCTTTTACTTGCGTTGATTTCATATTTGTACTGTTGCTGTCCATTGCGCATGGTGTTGGTAGCATTTGATTTTTTGCCATTTGTGGTAGACTTATTCCGTAACAAAGTCCTGTCTTGAAACTGATTGATTTGCCGTTTGTTAGTTCCCTGCCCGTGTTGGTTGCATCCATTGTTTTGGGAGTAGGCAACAAACCAAATTCTGTCCCTTCTATGGGGTGCGTTAACGGCACAAGCTGGAAGTAAAAACGGTGTGACTTCGTAGCCCTCAATTTCCAAATCAATCTGCACCTGGTCGAAAACCACCCCTCCATTCCAATTAGTAAGGCCGCGAACGTTTTCGCCCACAACCCAGCTCGGTTGAATTTCTCGAATTGCTCTAAGCATTTGCGGCCATAAATGTCTGTTATCTGCTGTTCCAAGTCTTTTTCCTGCGCTTGAATAGGGTTGGCAAGGGAATCCGCCGGAGATGATATCAATGGCTCCTTTGTGAATACTAAAATCTGTTGTGATAATGTTTTCATAACTAATTGATTGAGGAAAATGATATTTTAATACTTTTTGACTAAATGGGTTTAATTCACAATGAAAAACATTTTGCCATCCCGCCCATTCAGCTGCCAAATCAAATCCCCCAATGCCAGAAAATAAAGATCCATGCGTCATAATTAAAAAGTTTTACGATAATCAAAATATTCGTTTTGAGTATTTTTTGAAATATAATTTTTGTCTTTTAAAAACTTTAAATAACTTTTAATATAATTAATTCCTCTATTTTCAATTTTTGTAATTTCAGAAATTAAATTTTCGTATTTAAAATATTTTTCTTTTTCAAAAATAATATTTAAAATGTTGTTGTGTTCTTGATCTGTATAGTTGCTAAAATGTTTTATTTTAGGTTCATTAACAGGCAAAGAATTGATTTGAATAAATTTATTGTCATCAATGGAATATTGTATTTCTATCGGTTTAAAACCACCAGACGAACGCAAAAATTTTGGTTCTAAAATAAAAGAACCGCTTTCCTCTTTTTTTACTGATAAAGTACTTTGCGCCCACCTGTCTGTGTTTGATCCTAAATGACCTAAAGTTTTGCCCTCATTTTTACCTGTATGCAATATCCCAATTAATAACAAATTGTGTATTGTGGTAATTTCTTTAATCCAATCAACACATTGCCTGCATTCAACTTCGTCATTATAATTAACCACAATATCCAACAAACCATCAATTATAATAATGCTACATTCTGGCGTGTTTTCAATATAAGCCTGTATCATTAATTTAATTGTTTTAGAATTTTCTTTACGTAAACAAAAACTATCAAAAAATGTGGGTAATTCGTTAATATCTCCAACATCTTTAATTCTTTTCATATGTTTATAAAAGTCATATTCTGAACTTTCCGTGTCAATGTAAAGAATTTTATTTCGTTCTGGTAAAGTTTTAAGCTTCATTCCAAAAATGTCATAAACGCCAAAACTAGATGCTACTATTGACGTGGTAAAAGTGCTTTTACCGCTTTTTGGTAATCCGTTAAAGGGTTTAGGGCCTATAAATTAATATAGGCCCTAAACCCCCGCTTATGATAATATAGTTTTGTATTGAACCAATATTTTGCCCCTGTATGGAAAGTAAAATTTGTTCTTTTGGTGGCTCATATCCGCGCTTGTAAGCGTTTTTTTGTAGTTCAAGATATAAAGGGTTGGTTATCATCAAAAGTTTATTAAACTGTCTGCTAATAAGGCCAAAATAATTAATATAATAAATAATATTAAATCTCTTTTCATAAATTTTTGTTTTAAAGTTATTTAATTAAATATTCAATCCAAGCCTTTGCACTTTTAATTGTTTTGTATTCTTGTAAAAACGGGTGTATAACATATATTTTTCTTTTTGGATAAAAAATAATAGTGTAACCCTTGTAGGCATAATAATCCATAATTTTAAATTTAAAAGTTAAAAAAAATAGGCCTATTAATTAGGCCATTCAGTTAATTTGACGTCTAAAATGTCGCATCCTGCAACCTGTAAAAAACTAACAATATTGTTAGATTCAACAAATGCGGCAGTAAAAAATAATGAATTTAATTCAATTGTGTAGTTGTACAATGTACGTTTGTCATCGTTTCCGTAAAAGAAACGGAATGTTGCTTTGATCATTTTGATTTGTTTTAAGATTAAGAATAAACAAAGATTATATAATTAATTTGATATTACCAAATTTTTTACAAAAAAAAACAGAGTGTAGAAACACCCTGTTTAAATCTATGAAAATCCTTCTTAAAACAAAATCACGACAAAAATAGTTTTTTTTCTGCGTTTCTCCTATTAATTAATCCTTTTACTTTTACCCCATTATCGTAAACCCATCTATCAAACTGGGCTGCAACTGTATTTTTATCAGCACCAGAATTAAGTAATCTTAATAATGATGATGCTTTAAAAGCACTTATCCCCACATTATACACAAAAGATACAAGGGAATTTTTTTGATTATTAGTTAAAGGAACTGTTACCAGACTGTCAATATCTTTAGCATTTTGCGATGTTTCCATTTCAAGCCATTTTTGAGCTTGTGCTTCGGTTATTATATCGCCTTGTTGTACTTTTCTTTGCTTATCATAATCGTAAGTACTACCGTAACCTATTGTCCATACGCCGCCGCTATCTTGGTAAGCTTTTAAATATAAGCCCCCTTCCGCTTTTTTAATAAAGTTTAAAGCATTGGTTAGCGTTGAAGCGTTTGTAATTGCACTAATTCCCAAAATACCCAGTATTATTAATATTATTTTATTTTGCTGCGTCATTTAATGACTTTGTATGATCCTTTGCGGCCCATCCTAATAATAGTAAGCCAATTGATCTAATTAATCCCTGTATGCCTGTATTTACGGGTATTACTTCTGCACTTGCAGCTAGTACCCCTCCCAATGTTGTTTTCCAGTTATTCATTTTTCTTTATTTAAGTAATCCAATTTAGTTTCAATCCTGGCTAATTTGTCTATAATATCGATACGATCTGATCTTATTTCTTTCATATCGGCCTCTATTTCTAATAATTTTTTTTTTGTAGTACCATAAAATGATCCTATAAAAATAATAGTACCTACAAATGATCCTATATAAAATAAATTTTCCAAATTAGTATCCATATTAAATTAATGTTACTCCAATTTGTTGCGCCGTCCAATTGTAGATAAATTCGTTACCGTCTGGGCTTGTGTTATATGCCTCATAATCAAAACCACTCATATTTAAACTTCCACTTTGTAACTTTACATTAGTTTCAGTTAATAATTGATAATTTATTGAAACGCTTGTACTAAAATTATCAGTACCTACACAATTTATAATAGTTGCAATGCCTAAACCTAACGGAAAAATTACGGGTTGTATTTGTTTCATATTATTTATTTTCTAATAATTCAATTCTTTTAATTAAACTTTCAATAATTGTTTGTTGTTCTTGTATTGCTTTTGTTAACATTGCAATTAAACCCCTATCGTGAATGCCCCATTTTTTATTGTTATTATTATTTGCTACTTCTTCTCCTAATGCTTCTTTTACCTCTTGCGCATAAAAACCAAGTTGCCTTTCATCGCTTTTTATTTCACTTTCTTCTTTCCAATAAAAATATCGCGGATTAAGTTTTAAAACTTTATCAATTGCGTTTACAATAGCACCATCATCATTTTTTAAATTAATGTCTGAAGTTGAAATTATTACTGTACCTAATACCGACAAAGTACCATTTGCATACTTTGGAACAGTAATTGAACCATCATCACGAACATTAAATATAGCATTAGTTGCACCATCTTCAATTCTTAATGCAGTAGTTGCCGTTGTTGTACCTAATGAAGTAATATAAAATTTTTGTGTTGAAAAACCTGCATTACCTACTCCAATAGTTCCATCACTATTAATAGTCATTTTTACACTATTATTTGAAACAAATTGCAATGGTTTAGCTGCAGTTGAACCAATTACAGAAGCATTTGGTAATGTACCAGGAAATATTGCCCCTCCTGTACTAGATTCAACCCCTGTA